AATAGTCTTTGTGTCCCACTTACCTTTACTTGCTATACCAGGGAACTCTTTACTCATTTCCTTATTCCTGTTCCTCGCAGTCAGAGGAATTGTCACCTTCAACATCCTTCTTAAAAACACTTTTACCTATTTCTATCGCCCATATAGAGATGACCTCTGGAGTTATTTCTACAGGACAGACTTCTTCTTTCTTTTTCAATGGCGTGAGACTCCTAAGCTCTCTGGCAAAGAGATCTCTAGTTTCCATTTTGCACCACATCCGTATCTGCATTTTATGTAAATAGGAATAATTCTTCCATCCTTACACGCAAACTTTGTCTCACCAACATTGCACTCTTTATCACATTTACGACAAAACCAAGTGTATCCATCAGCGTACTTAGGATCTTCTCTACGCTCAAACAGTAAATCTATGTCATTCAAATTGTCCGTTATGTTTGGCACAATGACTTTTGGCTGCTCCACTTGTCCACCCAGCTTTTTTGGGGTAATGCATAGATTGCAGCTTACTTTTACTGCCTTTTATTTGGTACACAAAATCTATGCATTTCCCTCCAGACTTACCAGCACATTTCTCGTACCTATACTTAGCTCCCTCTGATGGCTCAGCCAATCTACATGTGTAGAAGTTAGCCATAGGCTTCATTATTGGATCATCCCCAAATAGGATTTGCCAAGTCTCTTTGCATATAGATGTGGGTTTTTTCATCTCTTTTTTCCCTTGGTGTTTTTGCTTAGTCTGCGCTTCTTCTTTCTGCGCTTCTTTTGTTTTCTACTTAAGTTTTTCAATTTACTCCCAGTATCCTTTTCCTATTGATCCTTCTGGATCTATAAGCCATTTTATTTCTCTTTTTCCTCTCTCTTCTAAACTCTGCACAAACATTCGGTACTGGCTTAATTTGTGGTGTTGGAGTATAGCGATTTCCTTTCCTAACAAACTTTCCTTGAAGGTAATTCTTAACCATCAAGGCTTCAGTTCTTATTCTAGCCTTGTAATCATCATACTTTTCGCCAAATGATCTTTTCATTTTCTACTCCATTTCACGTAAAAAGGGTATAATCAGGACGAGATGGACAGAACATCTAAGTAGGTAGGATCGAATGTGGACATGGGAAAAGTGCATTTACTTATCCCAACAAGAACTATAAAAGCATCATTTTTTCTTCTTTATCTTTACACGTACTTTACTGGGCTTCTCCTCCTCACTAGAATCACTGCTACTACTGCTAAAACTTTCAGAACTCATTGAAGATTCAGATTGCTTGGAGCTACTTATTGACTCATTTGAACTACTGGATGACTCATTTTCAGCTTCTAAAGAACTTTCAGTTTCCAAAGAAATAGCAAATTTTTTATTTATGTACTTATCTGCCACATCCTCTGGTATACTCAAAGGTCTTGCTCCATATCTCCTAACCATGTGTTTGACAGTAAACCTAACTAATTTCCTCTTCATTTCCTACTCCGCATACGTTCTGTTGTGTATATAAACCTCTGTCCAACTATCCTGAACGGCATAGTTGGACAGAGGGGTAAGGGGTTATTAACTTGAGCTACTGCTAGAACTAGACTCTGAACTAGAACTAGACTGTGAACTAGAACTGGACTCAGAGCTAGAACTAGAATGTGAGCTAGAGCTAGACTCAGAGCTGGAGCTACTAGAATGTGAGCTGCCATCAGACAAAGTGCAAGTGCCTGACTGCTGAGTTACAGGCTCACGCTTGCCTCTAGCAAGCACACCAATAGCTGTAAGACCGCCAACTCCACCAGTGTTATAAACCACCAAACGAATCCACCGCCTAAAGAAGTTTGCCTGTCCAATAAATACTGAACAGCCAGTAGTTTGCCTAGCGTTAGCAAAACTCTTAAAGGTAGTGTAAGTCCCCGCTTGGGTATTACAATGCTGACAACGGACAATCATCGACCCACCCGCAGCCCAAGTCTTCATAACCAAGATCAAAAGCATGTTGGTGGGGTACGATCTACCAAGCCTTGTATCATATGCAGTACTGGTGTAAACATTAGTACTGATAGCTTCGTCATGGTAGAAAGGGATGACCATCTCATTGTGGACTCGATCTCTTTTCGCACTCATTTGATCACCCCCTTATTAAGAAGCAGCATCCGAGAGGACTACGAAAGCCTCTGGAATTGCAGGTTGACCGTCCAAACGCCCACTCACCCTAACCGCAGTCTTGTTATTGCGGAAGAGGTAATGAGCACTTGAATCCATAGTAAAGTTCTGCCGATCACCAATGTAGTAGTGTCTCAGGTTGCCAAGGATAAGATCCCCCGCTGTCCCCAACGGATAGGTCTTACCATCAGCTTTAACTACTGGATAGCCAAGCATGTACATCTGGTATCCATCCCCAAGGTCACTATACATCTGCTGGAGCAACAGAGCGTTGTTACTATCCCTCTCATTCCTGAGAGCACTAATAACTTGCTTGTTGCACATCCACACAGCACCAGCATCAAACACTGAAGGTAGAGCCGTAGCCATAGCTTCAATATCGGTGTAGGTAACTGTACCAGCAGTATTCCTAGCCACGGTAAGGGCTACAGGATCATTCACAATACCCATAGGCTGATTAGCCCCATTACCACGGATAAAAGATACATCCGTCTGCCAGATCCAAGCGGCTCTGAACAGGTTGGTTAGGAAGTTCATGATGTTAATGGCACTATCATCAATTAGGATGTTGGTGATAGCTGTGTAACCACTCAGTTCATGAGCAATCAGCTCAATGAATTCAAAGGTAGGTTCCGTTTCGGTCTTGGTCCCACCTTCATCGGTCCAGGTAAATACTACACCCGCAAAGTGATCAAAGTTATCGCCAGAAATCCCATCGGGACGCTGTGCCAACTTCGGCATCCCAATCTTGTCGGTGCTCATGGGCCAAATGGTTGCTCTAGGCCACACAACAGCGGGTTCGGCATCGTACATCAGCATAACTGCCCGAAATTCCTCAGGAACTAGATACCCACCCAATGTATCATCGGCCTCTTGAAGCAGTTTGCCTACTTTCTTCCCACCACTGTTGAGATAGGCTCCCATCTCCCTAGCCCAATCCGCAACTTCCTGGGAGCACCTTATCCAAGGCGCATTCTTTCTACTCATATCCAGAGTAGTGATCATATTTCTACTTCCCCCAAGGAATTGCGCTCCCTGGATAGCACTAAGGACGATACCATCTGACGAAGTGCCAGTTTTCTCGCCCAAAGTAACATCCCCAGCAAGCGAATTTTGAAGCTCCTCCATAGCTGCTTTAACAGCCGAATTAACCATCTTGGAAATATCAGAACTATCATCTCCAACCAGATGTTTAATCTCGTCATTTAACAGCTCTCGGAGAACCTCCTTTAGCTTTTCCTTATCCATAAAGAACCCTCCTTCGATTACTCAAGATCTCCAATTGCATGTTTAAGGTTCTTTGAAACAGAAGATCTCACAAGTTCCCCAAGGTTCTCTTTGAGAACTCCACTTAGTACTTCCCTAAGTATCTCTTCATCAATTTCAATCTCTTCATTCCGGTCAGCTTTCAATTCTTCAGCAGCAGTCAGCAATAAAGCAAATTCTTCACTTTCATCTATCTGAGCATCTTGAGCTGGCTCAGGTTCGGGTTCTACTTCATCCTGTAACTTTGTATCCTTCAACAAAGCCACTAATGCATTAGCAGCATCTTCCAGGGTTTGCCTGTTGCTTATAGTTACCAATTGGTCTTCTTTTATTTCCAAACCAGCTTTCTTCAACATTTCCTTATTCAGCCTAAAGTCTCCAAGATTAACTTTAACCAACAAGTCATCTCCATCTACTTCTATACTTTCTGGGATAATAACAAATTTCTCCCTAGTAGTGTCAACTGTTGATTCTACATGGTTATTATCTTCTACAGGAACAGCTTCTTCCACAACTTCCTCTTCTGTAGTCTTCTCCTCTACTACTTCAGTTATAGATTTAGCTAATTCCAACGCAAACTTACCGTCCTCAAGGATGTTAAGTTCCATATAGTTGTTTTCCTTATCAGACACGTAAGCACTAGCTTTAGCTTCTGGCACATTTCTCTTTATAAACCACTCTACGATTTGTTCCTCTGTCATCTCTTTGGGGAAAATATATCCTGCCACTTTGGAAACTACCCCTGCATCAGTCTCTTCTAAAGTTTTCCCATTAACAACTTTTATACCGTCAAGCTGGATCACAGAGAGGTCTTTGAAAAAACTAATGTCATCAATAGGAACCCAAGTACTACCGTCATTCAAAGTGGTCTTATTTGGCCCCAAATTGGCACTCATACCCGTGTTCCACTCAACAGGTATACCTAGAGACTTAGCACCAGCGAGAGCCTCTGGATTCATTGGTATTGGAGCAGCAGATATTTCAAGCAATTCTTGTTTCTTGAAATGTCTACCACCAAACCAGCCAGCTCTCCTCTGCTCCTCCTCTGTCATCTCCTCCCTATCTCTTAGCTCGTAAGTTATAGGGATAAAACCAACAGAGAAACCTTTCATAAAACCCTTCTTGTAACTCCTGTAGACATTATCAGCAAATTCGTGATCGTCAAAGACAGCCTTGAATAGCATTTTTTTGGATTTAGACTTAATATCCAAGTCTGCTACTCTGAATATGGGCAGTGTGTTATAGGAATGCGCCCACATTCCAACTGGATTCTTCAGGAAATTATCTAATTCCCATCCCCTCTGATCAACCACATCCTCAATTCTGTCAGGGTTTCCAGTTGAGCCTATAGCCACAAAAGACCTAGTGTTATCGTCAAATTCTTTCAGCTCTATATCGCCAGGATCAATTTCTGTCCCATGGACAGCCTGACCTCTAATCACAACTTCCCTCAATACACCATTTTCGTCCTTTTGCATAATTTTATACGCCATTTTTAACCTCCAAACCTAAACCGTTAAACAATACCTCATCGGCTATGTCTGCGTCATCTGGCACTATTTTCTCATATGTAGACAAATAACCATAAATAGCGTCATTTGGTGTCGATAATAAAGAGCTTTCAGTCATTATATCCACTCTTATACCTTTACCTATTGCGATACCTAACAAGTGCTCTGTATTTGGTCTTTGGTAAGACCACTCTTCTTTCGCTGCCAATTCACATCCGTATATTTCAATATGGTCATACTTTCCTGTATAAATAGCATAAGCTAACATAAAAGAGAAAGAACCAACTAAATAAGACCTACCTTGCAACACATCAAACAATACATCAGAAAGAGGATACTCAATGCTAGTAGGAACTACTATTCCTTGAACCGGATTTTTCTCGTCATACCTAGCAATACTCATAAAAGGCATTTTGAATTCATTAATATAATTTGCTTTTATTTTGAATAGTCTATATTTCCATTCTGCCACTTCATAAATCTCTCTTGGAGTTAAAATATGACCTTTTATAGCCACAGCATGTCTTATACATTGGCTTAAACTCCATGAGAAATCATGCATCTCAAATCCCATAGTGCAATACCTATACATAAAATAACTACCTAACCCCCAAACCTCCCCCTCCGTAGGAGCTGTGCCAAAACCCTCTCCTTTAGCTACCAATGCTAGTTTAGCCAATTTTTTTCACCACCTCTTCTATCAGAAATTTTATAACTCTCTTTTTGAAGTCATCTCTATCTATATTGAATTTTATACTATCCGCAAACAAACCCTTTATCTTATCGCCCATATAAACTTGGGCATGTTTACTAGCGTATTCTTCAGCCTTTTTCCAAGACCAACCGTTAGTGTATGCCTGTACTCTATCATATTCCCTAAGCAGAGGACTCAACGCCTCATCCCAACCGTCATAAGGTACGAGAAGATCCCCTGTAACCGTTGCCAAAATCTTATCTGATTCATCCCCGCCTGGATCATTTTCAGGATCATATTCAGGGGTATTACTGTCCCCAGGTTTTTCATCGTCAGGCTTAGCCTCACCAGCATTAGTAAGGGGAATCAACCTCTGATCTATAAGGATTACATCCCCACCTTCAACTTGTTCAGCACCATCCCACCAATTTCTAAGCTCGTTTACAGAATACTTACCTTCCCTAGCTTCAAATTCTTTAAGATCCATTTCCCTATCTCTGGGAACTGGGTTCTCATGCTTCATCTCTACCTTATCTGAAATCTCCCAGATAAGTTGTTTAGTTATCTCTTGATCCCAAAGGTCTAACCTTGGGCGAATTGCATTCTCATTAAAAGCAATATCTATTCCCTTTTGGTTAGCTCTATTTATATCCTCAAACAAACCCAATTTGCCAGCAGGGACTCTATAACATCCTAAAACCCTATCCCTAGTCCACTTAGACATTTCAAGGAATTGAAAATCTTTATTGCTAAATGTTATAGGAACAACTCTTAAACCACCACCTGTAACAACAGGGGAATAAGATCTACTAGCTCCACCAAAAGCTTTAGTCCACTGGTCCTTTACTCTTTGTGCAGTTTCTTCATCAATATTTCCCTCATGCTCCAAAATAAAATCTATCCTAGCAGAATTCTTAAAAAATCCCCTTTCGTATACTTCCAGATAGTAGTCTATGTCAGTAATGTAAGCTTGGGCCTGTATAGGGGAAAACCCATCCCATAAATCATCAGGATGTGGGTATCTCAACCAGATAACATTCTCAGGTGGGAACAAGATAATATCATCATCAACCTTAAACTTATAACCCTTGGGAGGCTTTAGAGGATTTTTCCTGGCACCAGCGTATTCTATACCCTCAAAACAATTCATATCCAAAGGCCACAATTCCCATGTCTTGCCTAATTTATTTTTCCGCTTCAAAATACAGGCTTTTCCACATAGGTCCAACTGTACCTGACACCATTGGATAATGAATTCAAATGTCATATATGGATTGGGATAGAAAATGGGCTTAGTGATAGCTTTATAGTAAGGACTTCCAGTGGATAATTTTTCCCCTGTATCCTTTCTATAAAAGTCCCTGGTAAGAGATCCCATTCTATCAGCTATGCAGTCGATGGCACTAAACACCCATCCACGGTACTCCTGCATTTGTTTGAGAACATCACTCTTGTACTTTCGTCCTTCGGAAGATTGCTCCTTTTGGAAAAAAGCTTCCAATTCAGCCCAGGACTTAAGATACAAAGAGCCAGGGGAACCACTAATAATGGGGGATTTTCCCCTAACTATGGAAATAGAAGATCCTCTAATAGCCATTATACTCACCTTGTCTTCTTGTAGACCAACCTACCATCTGAGTACGTTTCTTCAAAATTGCAAGCTTCCACAAGAGCACTAATCTGTGTTTGTAGCTTACCTAGAGTACTGTTAGGAATAGCCTCTCTGATAAAAACTCCCTCTTTATCGAAAGAAAACCCTAATTCTTTTACAAGCTCACTAAACTTTCTTGCAATATCCTTGTCTCCAAAAATACCCAAAGACAATTGCTCAATGGCCTTTTCCAAATGCTGTATTTTTACTTCAGCCCTAGCCAAATCCTCTCTACACTTGCTGTCTCTCATCATTTTCTCCTAGTCGGAAGTTACGTTCTAGAACAGATATATAATATCTAACAGGCTTAAAGCCCTCAATAAACAAATCTACAAGGTCATTCTTGTCAAAGTATTTGCAACTGTACACATCTATAAAAGCACTCCTATTCTTGGAAGGAGCAGTGTGAATGTTTATATGGCTGTCAGACAATATACAATTGAACGACCATCCCCAACCAAAATTACTTTCGTGCTTATCATATAGGATAGAATACATATCTACAAAATTCATATCGGCTTTTTTAACAGCAGAGAAAATCACATTCTCCAAAAAGTTAGGATCTTGCAAAGTGGTTTCCTTACACCCATAAAGGTCCACTGTCAAATGTAAGCCAGTATCCCCAAACAGATTTCCATTCATACTAGCGATCCTTTACTATTACACGACCAAAATCCACTTCTTCCTCTGAATCATCGTCCAAAGTGACGGTAAATCTAAGTTTATACCTACCAGCCCCATTAGTAGTGGGATAGCTAAGGTAAACCTTGACTATAGAACCATTTAACGTGTAATCTGCAACCAAGTCTGTGTCTTCAGTATTATCTGCATCATGCTTAAAAGCATCCACCTCTACATCAGCCATAGTCCTGCCAAAAGGGAAAAACCCATCATTCGCACCAGCCGCAGAACAAAATGTAAACTCAAACTCATAAGGATAATCAAGAGTACCTGGCTGAACTATTATCGAATCGTTTC